TGATCTGGGCCTTCTTCTGGCCCTCGGTAACCAGCAACTGATAATCCTTCTTCAGCGAGACACGCGCCTGACCGCCCAGCGCCAGGTTGATCGCTTCCTGAAGGCTGGACTTTCCGGCGCCGTTTGGGCCGCTTACCAGAGTGATTGGTGCGGACAGGTCCAGGTTGCACGTGTGCAAGCCTTGGAAGTTTTCAACGAAAAGATGGTTCAGGCGCATGGTGGGTTACTCCAGGTCGAGGTTCGCCAGTTCGGCGATGACCTTGTAGGTGTTTTCGAGGGACGTTTCGCCCTCGGTTTCGAGTTTGATGACTGCGTTATCAACAAGGCGCAACAGCAGGGTAGTGGCCTGCTCGCTGTCGATGGCAAGGCGACGCTGCAGCCAGGCGACGTCGACCGTTTTCGCGTGCAGCACCACCAGCTGGGCGGCGTCTTCGTAGCTGAAGTCGCCGAACTCTTTGTCGAGTTCAGCGATGCTGCCGGTGCGTTCTGCAAGTTCTTCGGCGGTGCCCAATGGGTGACTTTCGCCGTCCGGTTCATCTGGCCCGGTACCGCCGCCGAAAAGGCTGCCGGTCAAGTTGCTGACGTGCAGCGGCAAATCAGGCTGGTCGCGATCTGGCTGAATGAAGTCCAGACCCTCGGCATAGTCGTCGGGCGCCATCACCAACAGGCAGAGCCGGCCGGCGCTGTCGATCAGGTCGTGCCGGTTTGGGTCTTTCGCGTCGACGATCGACGTCAGGGTCAACTGCTTGGAGTTGAACTTGACCTCTTTCATCGTGACTTCGATGGTCGAGACGTTGCGCGAACTGATGATCGCGATCGCGTTATGCACGGCTTTTTCAGCGGCTTCGGTGAGGCGGTCAATCACTTCCTGCTGCTGGCCTTCGTTCAGCTTGCTGTAGGGCGAGTGCAGGTTCTTCAGCTCAAACAGACCGGCTTCAACCAGGTCGTGCACCAGCAGTTCGTGCGCAATGTAGGACGGCGGAACGTCCGCTATCTTGGCGCGCTCAATGATTGCCTTATGTTCAGGTTTCATGGGGTGTCCTCAGGCTTTCGCAATGCGTTCGAGCTTCGACTGTTGCGCCGGGCTCAGGTGAGTGTGGGCGCCGTAGCGCTTGAAGTTGGCCCGCAGGTTCTCGGTAAATTCCAACTCCCAAGCGCCGCTGGCATGAAGCTCAGCGGCGGCTAACAGGGCTTGGAATTCCTCGACGCGGTCGTATATCTCGATGACCGATTGAGTAGCCATTGCGGTTACTCGAGCTGCAGGTTGACGGTATCGGCGGGTTTGGTGTCGGTTTCGGCGGTTTCTGATGCGGCTTTTGCTTCATCCGTTGCGGTTTCGGTCGGATCTGATTCGGTTTTCCCCGTTTCTGATGCGGTTTTCGCCAGAATTGATGCATCGACATCAGCTTCGTCGGCGTCATCATCGATGACTGACGGCGGCTCAGGCTCCTTATCGCGCAGGTCGGTCAAATCGACTGCAAAGTTGCCTGCGCCATCTGGCTTGGCGTCGATGAAGTCCTCGACCTCTTCGCGGGACTGCAACCCCATCAACAGTTCAGGGGCATACAGTCGGCCAAGCAGGCTGGCCGCGCGATAACGCAACATGACTTCAGGCATGGTCAGCCACTTGCTGCCATTTTTGGTCAGCCACCCTTCATCAATCGCCATCTGAATCGACACAGTTGGGCCATCAAGGCGGTCGCCGGTGTCCTTCTCAATGACCCAGGCGCGGCAGGTCCGGTGCTGAACGCTGGCGGTTTTCTTGACCTGGGTCGGCTTGTTGTTGATCCAGGTCTTCACCTCGTATTCAACTTTTTCGGTTTCGCCTGGCTCGCTCATTTCGAAGCGCAGCGGGCTGAACCGTCCGCAACTGTTGATCGCGGCGATGATGAACTGGCTCGACCAGCTCGGGCGCCCCTCGATCACATACAGGTTCTGCATCACCATCAGTGGATCGGCACCCATACGCTGCGCCATGTTCAGCGCGACAATGCAGTTGGGAAGGCCAGCGCCATTTGGTTGATAACCGGTGACCTTGCCGCCTTGCTTCACCTCGGTGAAGGCACGGTACTGAACGGGAACCAGCGTGGACCCGGCCAGTGCTTTTGCCACTCGCTGGATCTGGTCGAATCCCGACCCGGTCAGAAGAGACATCGGCGCGTCAGTTTTTGGTGGCGCAACAGCACTGGTTTGCATTGCTGTCAGCTGCGTTGGTTGAGTCATGGTGAGCCTCGTTATTCGTGGTAGGGACAGGAGGACCAGCGCGGGCAGTAGCGTGCGCTGCACAGAAAACTCTGTGGGTTTGGGGGGAACAGGCCGGTGCGGAACATGTCGGCGCCGATCTGGATCAGGCCGGGGAACTCTTCGGTGCCCACCATCATCTGGCGGGCGTTGCGGATCTCGCCGATACCTGTTTCCGGCTTGCCGCCGGTCTTCAACCCGATGATGTGAGCCGGTGCGGTGCATGGCTCGCCGGTGGTGTGCTCTTCGAGGATTTCGTAGGTGCCGATCTGCGCGGCGTGGCCTTTGGTTTTGGCCTTGCCTTCAACAACAGCGACCCGGCCCGACTTCACGTCAGCGATACCTTTGCCGGTACCGGTCTTGCAGATCCGCGCCCGGTCGAGCTGGCCGGTTAGGCGGACAATGATGCCGCCACCACAATCGATTTCCAGCGGTGCTGCCGTGCGCTCAACTGCCACGAACTCATATCGCGGGCTGATTTCGTTGCAGTATTTGGTGTGCAGTTGCAGACCGATCGACTCAGCCTGTGCCAAGGTGATGTCCGAGCCGCGCCAGTCAACGTCGTAATCCGGGTTGCGCAGCGTGTGCACGAACATCTCGGCAGTGTCGAAGGCCGACAGGTTGCTGCCATTGATCCGGGCCGAATCGAACGCTGCGGTGCCGGCGTGAATCGCGGTACCGAGCTGCGAGCGCGGACTACCCGGCGACCGATGGCCCAGCAAGTGAATCCACTCCCACTTGAAGGCGCAGTCGAACAACGAGCCCCACGACGAGGCCCGAACAGTGGTCACGTTGCTCATACTCGCCCCCGTGCCTTGGAAAAGGCCGCCGCCATCGTGCTGTTTGCACTCATGTCGTCGAGACAGACCCGCGACGCTTGTGCACATTGTTCGTGCTCAAACCAACCGAAATGACATTCATCAACGCTGATGCCCATCTGGCCAGCGAGCCATTGGTAGGCAAGCGTTCGGCTGAACCCTCGATCTTCTTTCAGACGGTGGAAAACCGCTTTGCTGGCGTTGCGATCCTTGCGGAGCTGGTCGTTTGCCAGCGTACCCAAGGGTATATCGGTATCCGGATGCAGGCCGACATAAGCCCGGCAGCCGCTGCACAAATAGGCGTATGGCCAATCACCGTAAGTTCGGCCGTTGTAGATTTCCGAGTTGTTCACCAGAACAACGCTGTCGCCGCAGTAGCGGCACGCCGTTGGTATAGGCAGTGGGTTTTTTACGCGTTTGAGTGCCCGGCGGCTGACGTGAGGCAGCGGCGCAGGTGCAGCAATACGCTCGGGGGCGTTTGCCCGAGGATCGATCGACATTTGGTTACCTACTGAGTGATCAGTCCGCCGAGCGCAGGCGCCAGCAGGACAATGGTGAGGAAGGTCAGGCCGACAGCGGCCGAGGTGATGAGAATCGCGCGGCGCCGGTAGCGCTGGTTGGTGGTCATGGTGGCGAATCCAGTGCCTTTATGGCCGACTTGCCTAAAGCGCGCAGTGAGCGCCGGAAGTTGCCCAGGTCGCGGCGTTCTTTCTTGCGCTCCCTGACGAAATGCCAAGCCCGAGTGCAGTGGACGCATCCTTGTTTAAGGAGGAAAGCCGATACTTCGTCGTCGTTTAGGCCTCGTTCTTCCTCGTCCGACCATCCTCTAAACGCTTCCCACATATGCGTTTTGCGCCGGTCTTTTTCGTCATACAGGATTCGCCAATGCTCTTCGCTCCCATTCGGCCAAGGTAAATCGCCAAGCTCCGGGAACGGGTTTACTGGCTTCGGTCCAATGAGGTCGAAACGGTTCTCACACCGGCTAAGGTGCAGCCCGATCTCAGCGGTCAGGGACTTAATCCGCTGCAGGGTGATTTCGTGAGCTGCAAGGGTCATGAGGACTTTCCGCTCAAGGGTCATGGCATCCGCACCACGATTTCACCGCGGCGAATCTCGATGCGGGTAAACGGAGGCAAATCGGTGACCAAAAAAAAGCCCCGAAGATTCAGGGCTTTCGCGAGTTCTTTGCAGTTCTTGGCGGTGATCGTCACGGTGCTGACCTCCGAATGTCGGTGAGAAAGGCCTCGGCCTGTGCCTGGTAGAAGTGATCCAGCCGGGCCACATAGTGGCGGTGCTCGCTGATGTCGATCGCCCCCAGCGCGTGGGCCATTTCGATGGCCATGCTCGTTTCAGCGTGCAGCTGCGCCGACGAGTCGCCAGCGCGCAGCAGGGCAAAGCGAGAATCGATCATGCCCAGTGCGATTTCGTGCTTGCGGTTCATGCTGCCCACCGTGACCGGCGCTGCTGGGCGTCAATCTCAACCCAGAGCGCCGCCTCGATCTGCTTGCCGTATTGCTGGGCCAGCGAGTCGTAACCGAAAACCTTCTGCCGTACACCTTCGTCGTCGTAGGTGATGGCCGACAAAACCTTGAACTCCAGTTCCCGGCTCCCGTAGAAGTCCCAGTCGCTGTTCCAAGCATTGAAACAAGGCGGGATGTTCTCGCAATGGGTTACCTCCACCTGGAGGACAAACCCTTCAACAATCACTTCGTGTTCCATGGTGGTCGCCTCCGTGGTGGCGGTGTGTGAAGTCACTCGGCTGCCTTCGTGCCTGCCGGTTGCCGTTGGGCGCAGGAGAAGGCATGCGACTGAGTTCAATAAAAAAGCCCGGTCTCACCCGGGCTTTCGTCTTCACGTAGACCTCCCTACGTAAAGGGGAAATTGCCTCCTGCTGGAGGGCTTGGCTGTCTGTTACATGGCTGCAAATCCTCCAGTTGGTTTGTACAGTGGAACTGCGCACACAGTTGGCGCTTTGCAGCTGTACCTGCATTGGCAAAAACCCTGCTAAAGGTGCTTGCCGATGGAGGTAGAAAAAGCCCCGACATTGCCGGGGCTTTTTTGGCTAGGTTCGCAGCATTGCTACGACCGGCGCCGATCCAGGCTCAAATGGCTTCTGATTGAGAGATGCGACATCGCTTCATGCTCTTCTCCTTGCGTGGATGGATGGGTTGGGGCTGATTTATCGACGCACCCCGCGCCGTCGGTTACTGACACCGAACGCCAAGCCGCATATGCGGCACTCTCTCTAAACGAGTTTCCCCAGAGAGATATCGGGCCGTTGCGTACGGCGGACGATGGAGATGGTTAAGCAGCTTTCAGTTAAAGCACTGCTGCATGGCGCTCATGAAGTTGTTCTGACGAAGTTCTGACGCGATCTCTTCGGCGAAATCCTCAACCGCAGCATCAAAAGCATCCTTATCATCAAAGCTGGTTGGCGATGCCTTTTTCATATCGTCAAACTGGCATTTGAAGTGCTTGAACCCTTCGGCTTCGTTCTGGAAGTAGTCCTGATATATCCATCCAGTAATTCCAGCGAACGAAGATTTCAGCTCTTCGTAAACAGCCCTATCTAATTGGTCTTCAGTGAAGGACATGGTCTTGCTCCGTTCGTGGCTTTCGAATGCCTCCCGGGGTTTGAGAGGCATTTGTAAATCCAGATGGCGATCCTGAAACAGCAGGAGGCCATCTGATATCCAGGTTTGTGAGTTTTTGGCGGGACGCTGATTGACCAGAACCAATCTGCACCCCGTCATTACAATCGAGGCTTTTCCCGGATGTAGCCGGGCGGATCGGTTGGCAGTCGAACATCATCAGGCGGTTCTGGCCGCACATGATTTAGCGCTGCGCCGATCAGGATGATCTGGAGCATGGGTTTCTCCGGTTTGGGTTGAATGCAGGGGCCGCGTTGCGCGGAGGTTGCTTTCGTCCGCATCGGGGTGTGATCTGAATGCTGTTACCCAGGCTCACGATTAGGCTGCCCGGGGATCAATCCAGATCACACACCGATGCGCTCTCATAGAGAGGATCGGGCAGTTAACGACAGGCTGTCGTGGCGCTGGCTGTTCATTCGGTTCCAGTCAGCCAGCCCGGGCACTTCGCTTCCAAGAGCCACTTGCGGAGCGTTCCCAGGAGTTCGCCGTCCTCGTCTGTCCATTGTTTGTCGAGGATGTCGCCGATTGCCTCTTCACAATCTTCTTCATCCACATCGTCGATATCCCGCTCGCAAAACCTTGCATGCAGGGCCATGGCCTCCTCGGCGGAACTGGCCGCGTAGTAGTCGTGCTCTTCCACGATGAACACGCGGAGCTGCTTGATGATTGGTTGACCATCGAGTGTCAGTTGTTCGGACATTTCAGGTACTCCGGTTGTTTTCCCAATGCACCCGTCACCAGGTGCATCAGTGAAAATTTCCGTTTCTCTCACAGGCCCGGCTCGCTCACGCCGGATCACGCTTCCCACATCGCTCGGGGCCTGCGTGCCACTTGGATGACAGCTTCTGAGCCGTCACACCTGATCGCAGCCGGAACGCATGTGGCGTCGGCTGGCCTTCTATGCCTGAAGGCTCGGCGGTCTATCGATGTTAAAGAGCGCTGGCTTTCGCCGGGTTTCGAATTTGCGTCTTGCGCAAAACATAGATTGCATTATGCGCAAACTTTAATTTGCGTCAAGCGCAAATCTGAAAAAAGATTGGGACGAAAAAAAGCCCGCTCAGTGGCGGGCTCTATCGCAGAAGTGGAAGTGTTAGAGGTTGCGGAAGATCAGCCAGATGAAGAAGGCCGCCCCGGCGGCCATTGTGGCGATATCGCTATGTGATGCGCGCTCGCCCAGCACGGCAGAGACAACGCAGGTGATGAAGCAAACGGCCATTCCCACGCAGAACAGGATCCCGGCCTGGGCCCAATCGAAAAGCAGGAAGGTTCCGCCGGAAAATGCGATCAGCATCAGTCCGCAAGTGAACAAGGCGCCGGTTGCGGAGTCTCGGGTAATAACGCTGGTCATGGCTGGCACCTGCTCATAGGCCGGTCATCTTGGTATCGATCACGCGACCGATGAACTTGCAGTCGCCTTCGATCTGAATGGTGCGGTAGTTCGGATTCAGCGGGCGCAGGTACTTCATGCCCGCGTCTTCGATGTACTGCTTGAAGGTGCTTTCGCCGCTCTCAAGCTTTACCACGTAGTACTTGCCGCTGATCACGTCAGCCTCTGGCTGCACCAGAATACGCGAACCCTCGGGAAAGCTAGGGTTTCCGTTGCAGGTCATCGAGTCGCCGCGCACGTCCAGCCAAAAGCCGTTCTCGCCGGCGTTCTCGGTAGAGGCAATCCACTCGTCTGCATCGCCTGGGTGGAAGTTGTCAGCAGACTCTGCCCACTCCCCAGCAATAACCCAACTGATCAACGGATAATCCTTAGGCACCCGGCTTGGTTGCAGGGCCATCTGCACATTCGACAACCCAGGGTCTTTTGCCTGGGACAGTTCAATTCCTAGAACCTTCATGATTCGCCCCAGCAGCTCTTTGCTGGCGAATTGCTTGCCGCGCTCGAGTCGTGAAAGGTTGCCAGCGTCAGTTTCGACCTGGTGTGCGAGTTCGTCGAGCGTCCAGCCTTTGGCCTTTCGCTCTTTTCTGATGATCTGACCTATATCCATTCCGCAATTCTCGATAGCTGTTGCGTTCTGCGCAAAGCGCTACGCGCAAATTTGACTTGCACTTAATTTGCGCAATGCGCAAAATCAACTCGTCTTCCACTCAAGGCGACTTGCCATGACCCCCCTAAAACGTGCCCGACTCGCAAAGAAATGGACGCTGGCCGATGTTTCGGCCCGTCTTGCGCAGCTCGGTGATGCCGTCGATTCCGGCAACCTGTCCCGCGTCGAGCGCGGTGTTCAGCGTTCTTCTGCAGCTCTTGCAGAGAACCTGAGCAAGGTTTTCGGCGGCGAAATCACCGAGATCCACATCCTCTACCCGGAGCGGTTCCCCGCGTCCGGAGATGAGGCGGCGTAATCATGTCCAGCCCATTGAACCAAGAGCAGACCGTAAGGGCCCGCAAGAACTATTCAGTTCTCATGCAGGCCCTTGCATCTGTCGGCAACGCGCCGGTGGCGCTTGCAGTCGGTTGCGACGAGGCGACGATCAGCCGCATGAAGCCAGAGAAATTCGAGCAGTTCTGCCAGATCCTGGCCGTGCTGGGGCTCAAGGTCGTACCCACGGCCATGCAGTGTTTCGACAAGCGGGACATTGAAACCCTTCTGCACCAGGCCAAGCGGTACATGGAGCTGATCCAGAACGTCGACCAGTTGCAGGAGGAATAGCCATGGCAGCCCTCCCGTACATGCAGCTCTACGTTGCCGACTACCTCGCTGACACCATGCACCTCACCACCGAGGAGCACGGTGCGTACCTGTTGCTGATCTTCAACTACTGGCAGACCGGAAAGCCCATTCCAGTGTCCCGACTGGCCCGAATTACAAGGCTTTCCAACGAGCGTTGGACGGACGTTGAACGGTCGTTAAGCGAGTTCTTCAACGAGCGTAGTAACGAGTGGGTTCACGACCGGATTGAACGTGATTTGGATGCTGTTCGCGCAACGCAAGAACAGCGAATTGCCGCCGGAAAGGCGTCCGCCGAGGCTCGCAAGCAGGCTGCAAAGACAAGCAAATCAAGGTCTCGCAACGACCGTTCAACGACCGTTGAGCAAGCGTCCAACGGGAACTCAACGAATATAGAAGAGAAGAGAAGAGATACAGAAGAAACAACACACATACCGCGCACGAACGATTCGCCGCCGGCCGTGATCGAGGATCACACCGCGCGAGCAAGGTTCGCTATCACGGACGAATGGGAACCGAACCCCAAATCGTTCACCGCGGTGCTGCACCGCAACGGCATGGCCGGCCAGACCTTCCACGCCGACCAACTTCTCGAATTCCGCTCGTACTGGATCAGCCGCCCCGATGACCTGAAAACCCAGGCCCAGTGGGAACACGCGCTCGCCCAGCAACTGAAACGCCAAGCCCGCACCCAACAAGCACAGGGGTTATCCCATGAAGCCGGTGGACGAATTGCTCCAAAACGCACGCGCAACGCTCACGACATCCTCACCGACCCAAATTGGTGAACCGGTACCGGAGAACGTCACTCAGCTGGAGCACCAGGTGCGCAGCGCTGTGCGCCGAGTCTTCGCAACGCTGAAGACCGCCTACCCGGCGTGGTACGAGAAACACTACGGCGACGAGAAGGCGGAACAGCTCGCCCGTCGCGTGTGGATGTCCGTGATCCAGGAGCTGGGAGACGAGGCCGTCAACCGTGGGCTGCATCGCATGGTGCAGGAATGCAAGTTCCCACCTTCGCCGAGCGACTTCCTCGACCTGTGCAAGCAAGTCAACGATCTGCCAAGCACCCAGCAAGCGTGGGATGAAGCCCTGCGCGGCACCTACAGCCACAAGGCCGTCAAAGTCGCCGCCGAAGCCACCAGCACTTTCGATCTGCGAACCGCGACCCACGGCGACAAGGCCCTGTTCCAGCGTTTCGAACGCAACTACGCCATCGTCATGCGCCGTGCCCAGACCGGCCAGCCGTTGGAAGGACGAATCGCGAAGGGCCTGGTGCACGACAGCATGCGCCCAGCCGTGCAGGTCCAGCTTGAGCACTCCCGCAACGAGGTCGACCGCATCGTCGACGTCCTCGAAATCCCCAAAGACCCCAAGGCATGCCGCGCGTTGCTGCTGGCCAAAATGGGCATCCGGAGAAATGACCGTGCGTGAAGACAACGTCAGGACTTTGCCAGGCGCACCCGTTCCAGGTGTTGAGCCGGTATCTGAAGTGGTTGAGCACCTGAAACTGCGTCTGGCCGAGGCAGAGCGCGGTGAAATTCGCTCTATTGCCACGACGGCCATCAAGCAGAACGGGAATATTTCCACCGGCTGGCATGCCAACGGCGAATTCTGGAAATTGCTCGGCGGAGTCGATTGGATGAAACATCGCATGCTGGAAGGGGACGAGTGATGACCGACCAGAACCCTGTTTCGTTCGTCGTGCCAGGCGAAGCCGTGGGGAAGGGCAGGCCACGGGTCACCACCATCGGCGGCCACGCGCGCATGTTCACACCGGCCAAGACCGCGAACTACGAAACCCTGATCGCGCTGGCAGCACAGCAGGCCATGGACGGGCGCGATCTGATCACCGGCCCCGTCATGGTCGAGCTGCGAATCTTCGTCTCGATCGCTCAGTCCTGGTCGAAGAAGAAACGCGCCGAAGCACTCGCCGGCGAAGTGAAGCCCACCAAGAAACCCGACATCGACAACGTCCTGAAAGCCATCTGCGACGGCATCAACGGCATCGTGTTCAAGGACGACGTGCAGGTCACCAACGTGTCCATGTCCAAGAAATTCGGCGAAACCCCGGGCGTGATCGTCCGGGTCGTACCGCTTGAGGGGAAGCCATCGTGAAGCCATGCAACGCGCTACCGATCAACGCCACCGCCGCCAGAGTCATTTCACGCGGTGAACACTTTGAATATCGCGCAATGGCGTCTGAGGTTTGTTCGGCACTTCCGCTTCCGATGAAGGACAACCCACCAGAGTTGGAAGATTTCACCGGCAAGAAGCTGGGGCGGCTGACCGTCATCGGTCGTTTCGATGGTCCAAAAAATCGTTGGGTTTGTCGGTGCTCCTGCGGGAATTTTTGTATTCGCTTGGCTAAAACCCTTTCCAAGGCCCCTGCCGATTCGGCTTGCGTGCAGTGCTATCTGCTCGCCGTTTCGAAACGCCAAGAGTACTTGCGCCGTACCGGGAAAGAGCGCCACACGCGGGAGTTTCTTGCATGAACAAGTACCTCGCCCTGGGCAGCGTGTCGCTGCTGATCCTGCTTGCAGGGGCTTTCAGGCTGTACCTGCTGGGCTTACCAGCCGTTTGCCACTGAACCACCGAACTACGCAGAACTACGCAACAAGGGGAGAACCATGAAACTGATCAGTGCGCGGCAAGCCTGGCGGGAAGCGCTTCACGAAAGCCGTGATTCAGTGCTGGCAGCGGCTCAGGAGCGGATCAAGCTGGGGAAAAAGGGCAGGGTGGTCGGGGAGACCATGCCGTCCATGCGTGACAGCAACGGCCGGTGCGCCCACATGCTCGCTGCCGGCCTGGTGCAATCGGCCATCGGCACGCTACCCAAGCCGCTGCAGCACTTCGGGCACGCGCTGTACTCACCTGTCGCCAATGGGCAGGACATCAACGTTGCGCACGCGCTGGTGTGGCTGACGGTGGATCTGGATGGTTACCCGGCCAAACGTCGCGAGGTGGCTTACTGGATGGCTCTGGCGGCGATCAAGAGCCATCAGGCCGCCGTGAATGGCCGCGAAGCCTGGGGCCCTGGCCGTGTCGCTGAGTTCGTGCAGGACTGGTACGGCACAAAGTTCGCCGTGGCCAACTGGGCGCGCGACTGGGCGCCGGTGTGGGCAATCATCGCCCGTGCCGTGGATCAGCTCGACGCGAAGGCGCTGAAGCCAGTGGCGGCGGTCATCGTTCGGATGGCTGAGCGCAAAGTCTTCGGGAGCTGCCGGTGGGACATCTACGACCGCGAGCATGTCGCCGATCAGCGTGCTGAAGCGTACGCCGCGCGCCGCGGATCTGCCCGCGAGGCGCTGCACAAACGCCTGAACGCCATGGACGTGGATCAGCTGCGCCGCTGGTTCCGCCGCATGAACAACTACGGCGCCGCGTACCGCCGGGAGTGGGGCAGTGACACGCACGAAAACCAGTCGCGCCACCTGCTGTACAGCGACCGGATCTGTGAGTACTGGAACCAGCGGCAGCGCGTAGGAGACGTAGCAAAACGGGTCGCTTGACCAAATGATGAGTGTTCCGGTACCTTTTCCCCAAGTTGCAAAGTTACGCCCAGCTCCCAGAAACCCGCCAAGTGCGGGTTTTTTGTTGCCTGGAATTCAATCCTGAGCCTCGCCGTCGTGCGGGGCTTTTTCGTTTCTGGGGTACGCAAATGGCAGAGCCAAGCAGCGGTGCAGTGTTGGCCGCTCAGGCGGCTGCGGGTGTGGCAGGGGTCACCGGTGTTACGGCGGCGAGCATGATGCCCGGCGTTGATGTGAACGCGGTTGTTGGTGCGTTCGCCGGCGCCATGTTCTTCGTGGTGTTCGCCAAGGATCTGAAGCCACTGGCCCGGTTCGGCTACTTCATCGCGTCCTGGGTGCTGGGCTATTACGTGGCCAGCGAAGTCATCGGCCGCGAATGGGCCAGGACTTCCGGCCTTGTCGCATTCTTCGGTGCGCTCTTCTGCGTGGCCGTCTGCATCAGTCTTCTGGAGTGGATCGAGGGCGGCAAAATGCCCGGATGGCTGCAATGGGTCGCCGAGAGATTCGGAGGTAGCCGCAATGGTTGACCCATGGACTTTGGCCGCAGCTGCGATCTGTGGCGCGATCTGCTTTCGCATCGCGTTCTATCAGCGTCATGGCGCCCGCTATCGCGCCGGAGTTTCGTGGTGCGCCTACGCACTGGCGGCCGCAACCGGCTGCGAATGGCTGTCGGTGGTGATGGCCGTCCTGATGGCCCAGCCGACCACGGCAGTTTCCCCGTTCATCCTGATCGTGCTGCTGGTGCTGCTGGTGCTGGTGTACCGCGCCGGCGGCAACGTCGCCCGCATCCTGAGAATCGACTGATGAAAATCACACCCTCCCACCTGGTGGCGATCATGCGCTGCCAGGACGCCACTGCACGCCTGTGGGCTGACCCGCTGAACAACGCCTGCGATCGGTTCCAAATCGACACACGGCTGCGCCTCGCCGCGTTCCTGGCTCAAGTCGGGCACGAAAGCGGGCGCCTGTCCCGCGTCGTCGAGAACCTGAACTACAGCGCCGAGGGCCTGCAAAAGACCTGGCCGAGCATGTTCGACGCCAAGCTGGCGGCGGAGTACGCCCGCAAGCCTGAGCGCATCGCGAACGCCGTCTACAACGCCCGCATGGGCAACACCGCACCGGGCGACGGCTGGAAGTTCCGGGGCCGTGGACTGATCCAGATCACCGGGGCGAGCAACTACACCGCGTGCGGCGCTGCGCTGAAGCTCGATCTGCTCACCCATCCAGAACTGCTGGAGCGGCCGCAGCATGCCGCAATGTCGGCCGCGTGGTTCTGGGACAGCATGAACCTCAACGCCTTGGCCGACGCCGGCGACATCCAGAACATCGGCAGCCTGATCAACACCGGCCGTCGCGGACGTGTGCCGCACGGTGCCGAAGAACGCAAAGCGCTGTACCAGGTCGCGCTGAAGGTGATCGTGTGAAGATCCTCGCCGGTGTCTGCGCCGCTCTGTTTTTCGGCTTGCTGCTGGCGCTATGGCGCCTCGACAACGTCGGCACGAAGCTGTCCACGGCCACCGAGCAGGTCACCACACTGACCAAGGCCGCCGAATCCCGCCGCAACACCCAGCGCCTGCTGGCCCAGCTCGACACCGAACACACAAAGGCCCTGACCGATGCCCAGACCGCTAACAACCAGCTTCGTACTGCTGTCGCTACTGGCGCTCACCGGCTGTCCGTCAAGGCCGCCTGTCCCGCAGTGCGAGCCACCGCCGGCGCCGCCCGCGTGGATGATGCAGAAGCGAGAGCCGAACTTGACCCCGCGTCTGCTGAAAGAATTGTCGCCACCGCCAACGACGGCGACGACGCAATCCGCACCCTGACCGCGCTGCAGGACTACGTCAGCCGAGTCTGCCTGAAAGGAAACTGAGCCATGCCCCAATTCAAAGTTCGCACCGAAGCCGATACCCGTGACGTCGATGCCGAGCGCATGGAGTTTTCCGAAGGTGGCGTGCGTTTCTACACGAACGGTCGCGTTGTGGCGGCCTACTCGCGCTATCTGTGGGCTGAGGAAGTGATCGTGAAGAGCGATCCACCAGCCGTCCCAGTGCCTGGTGCTGATCCAGCGTTCGGCCAGACGACTGAACCAGAAGCGGGCGTGACCGAGTAACCCTATGGCCCTGACAGCGAAGCAACAGGCATTCGCCATCGAGTACCTGGTTGACCTCAACGCTACGCAGGCGGCCATCCGGGCGGGGTACGCGAAGAAGGGCGCCAAGGATCAGGCCTACCAGCTGATGGAGCGGCCAGAGATCGCAGCAGCGATCAAAGCGGGCATGGAAGCCCGCAACAAGCGCACGCAGATCGACGCTGACTACGTGCTGCACCGGCTGACCGAGATTGATCAGATGGACCTGCTCGACATCCTCGACGACGACATGTCGATCAAGCCGCTTTCGAAGTGGCCGAAGGTCTGGCGCCAGTCGCTGTCGGGCTTCGATATCGCCGAGATGTTCGAGGGCGCCGGCAAGGAACGCGATCTGGTCGGCCTGATGAAGAAGATCAAGTGGCCTGACAAGGTCAAGAACCTGGAGCTGCTTGGCAAACACGTCAACGTCAATGCCTTCCGTGAGCAGTTGGCGGTAGACGTCAATCTCACCACCTCGCAGCGGATGGCAAAAGCACGTGAACGCCTTGACCGCGCCAGAGGTTGATCTCGAACAACAACTGGTCGAGGACATACTTTCATTCGCCGACGACCCACTGGGTTACGTCTGGTACGCATTCCCATGGGGTGAGCCGGGCACGGAGCTGGCCAACAAGACCGGCCCGCGCCAGTGGCAGATCGATGTCCTCGACGATATCGGCAAGAAGATCCGCGCCGGTGCCAAGGATCTTGGCGAGGTCATCCACGAAGCGGTTGCCAGCGGCCACGGCATCGGTAAATCGGCGCTGGTGTCTTGGATCATCAAGTGGGCGCTTGATACAGCCCCAGACACCCGGGGCGTGGTCACGGCTAACACCGAGAACCAGCTGCGCACCAAGACTTGGCCAGAGGTCGCGAAGTGGAACCGGTTGTCCATCACCGCCCACTGGTTCCGCCTGACGGCCACTGCGCTGATCAGCAATGACCCGGAGCACGAAAAGAACTGGCGCATCGACGCCGTGCCTTGGTCGGAGAGCAATACCGAGGCGTTCGCCGGTCTGCACAACGAAGGCAAGCGCCTTCTGCTGGTGTTCGACGAGGCGTCAGCCATCGCCGACCTGGTCTGGGAAGTGGCCGAGGGGGCGCTGACCGACGAGAACACCGAAATCATTTGGGTGGCCTTCGGCAACCCGACCAAGAACACCGGCCGTTTCCGCCAGTGTTTCTCGAAGTACAAACACCGCTGGAATCCTCGCCAGATCGACAGCCGCACCGTGGACGGGACCAACAAAGTCCAGTTCGCCAAGTGGCAAGAGGACTACGGCGAGGACAGCGACTTCTTCCGCATTCGTGTGCGCGGCATGTTCCCGAGGGCTTCCGAATTGCAACTGATCCCGACCGACTGGGTGGCGGACGCGATGAAGCGCGAACCGGTGTTCGGACTCGATGACGCCCTGGTGTGCGGCATCGACATTGCCCGGGGCGGCGCGGATAGCAACGTGATCAGGTTCCGGCGCGGCCTCGACACCCGATCGATACCGGCGATCAAGATTCCCGGCAGCGAAACCCGCGACACAACGTTGTTCATCGCCAAGGTCTGCACCGCTGTGCAGGATCACCGGCCCGATGCGGTGTTTGTGGACTCCACTGGCGTTGGTGGTCCGGTTGCCGACCAGTTACGCCGTCTGATGCCTGGTGTTGTCATCCTCGACGTGAACTTCGCCAGCGCGGCACCTGATCGGCATTACGCCAACATGCGGACGTACATGTGGTGGCAGATGCGCGAGGCGTTGCGTGCAGGTCTGGCAATCAATGCCTGCCCAGAGCTTGAAGCCGAGCTGACATCACCGATGTACGGACATAACGGCAGCGACCAGATCGCACTGGAGAAGAAAGACGCCATCAAGAAACGCCTCGGCATCTCGCCCGATGACGCTGATGCGCTGGCGCTGACGTTCGCCATGCCGGTGATGAAAAGCCAATTCCACGATTACGGCCATGGCGGCAGCAACAACGGGCTGGAATCCGACTACGACCCATACGGGGAGAACTGAACATGTGTGGCAAAAGCATCAAGAAGCTTGTGAACAAGGCGATCGATCTGGATCCGCTGCGCGGCGGGGACGTGATCCTCGAAGGCATGGGCCTGCCCAACCTGACCGGCGAACAGACTGGCTTCCTCGGCAAGGCCGACCGCGAGAAGGCTGCGGCTGAGGCTGCGGCGGGTTCCGGCACCACGGCCAGCACGACGGCGCCGACCACCAGCAGCGATTCGGTACAGGCGGCGATCGATGCCGAGCGCCGCCGGCGCCTGGCCCAGTCCGGTCAAAACGGCACCATCCTCACCGGTGCGTCCGGTGTACTGGGTGGCGCCAACACCAGCAATAAAACGCTGTTGGGGGTGTAAGTTGGCCGACTCTCTGCGCGACCAGCTCGAAAAGCGCTATTCCCGCCTGAAGAACGAGCGCGAGAGTAACTGGCTGCCCGAGTGGCAGGAACTTGGTGATTTCATCAGCCCGCGCTCTGGGCGCTGGAACAACACCGACACCAACAACGGCAAGCGCCGCGATCAGAAGATCATCAACCCGCGCGCGTCCTTTGCGGCCCGCACGCTCGGCGCCGGCATGCACACCGGCATGACCAACCCGGCCGCACCGTGGGTGAAGTTCGGCACACCCGACCCGGACATGATGGAGTTCGCCCCGGTCAAGGCCTGGCTGTACGCCGTTGAAACGTCGATGCGCGAGGTCATGGCCAGGTCGAACTTGTACAGCGTCCTGCCCAACCGCTACAGCGAGGAAGGCGTGTTCGGTACCGCGCCGATGATTGTGCTGCCGGATGACCAGGATTTGCTGCGCTCGTACCCGCTGGCGGTCGGCAGCTACATGCTGGCCAACAACAGCCGCAACCAGGTGGACACGCTCTACCGCGACTTTCGCATGACCGCCCGCCAGCTTGAGCAACAGTTCGGCAAAGAAGCCCTCAGCCCTACTTCACAAACGCTGCTGACTTCCAACCCAGAGGCGTGGGTAGATGTCGTGCACGCGCTTGAGCCGAATGACAACCGCGAAGCCGGCAAGCAGGACAACCAGAACATGCCGTTCCGTTCGGTGTACTGGGAGAAGGGCAGCGACAAGGACAGCGTGCTGCGCAAGTCCGGGTTCAAGGTCTTCCCGTGCATGGCGCCGCGCTGGGACGTGCTGGGCGAAGACGTTTACGGGACCGGCCCCGGCTCGATGTGCATTGGCTCGACCAAGGCAGTGCAGCTGATGGAGCGCCGCAAGGCCGAGCTGCTGGAGAAAGGTGTGCGTCCGCCGATGGGAGCACCTGCAAGCCTGAAGAACCAGCGCGCCTCGATCCTCCCGGGCAGCATCACCTACCTGAACGATATGCAAGTGGGCGCCAAGTTCGCTCCGTTATACGAGGTACAGCCTGCATGGTTGAGCGCGCTGCGCGGCGAAATCCAGGCAGACAGCGAGATAATCGACACCGCGTTCTTCGTTGACCTGTTCCTGATGGTAAGCCAGATGGACGGCGTCCGGACGGCCTACGAGATCGCCACCCGCAAGGAAGAGAAGTTGCTGATGCTCGGCCCAGTGCTCGAGCGCCAGACCGACGACCTGCTGGATCCGCTGGTCGACATGTACTTCAACCAGATGCTGGAACAGTCGATCCCTCGCTGGGCTGGCCTGCTGCCGGGGGCGCCACTGATTCCGCCGCCGCCGAAAGAGCTGGCCGGCCTGGATCTGCGAGTCGAGTTCACCAGCATCCTGGCTCAGGCGCAGAAGCAGATCGGCGTGTCGAGCATCGAGCGCGCCATTGGCTTCGCTGGCCAGGTCGCCACCACCACGCAAAGCCTGAACGCTCTGGATCTGCTGGATTCGGACGAAGCGATTCGGCAGTACTTCGAACTGATCGGCGTTCCGCCAACGATGGTCCGTGCTGATGACCAAGTCGCAGCCATCCGCGAGCAGCGCGCACAGGCGCAACAAGCCCAGCAGATGCAGCAGGAGCTGGGTAGCGTCATACAGGGTGCGCAGATGCTCAGCGAGACCGATACCAGCGGCAACAATGCCCTGACTCAGTTGGCGGGGGCTGTGTGATGGCCGATCTGGAAAACCTCGACGAACTGCGAAAGCAGGACGAAACCGCAAAGGAAACTGCCCGTCAGCAGGAGGTCGCCGACTTCCGCTGGCTGATGAGTGATCCGCGCGGCCGGCGCTTCATGTGGCGCCTGATGGGGCATTGCAAGGTGTTCCAACCCTCATTCAACCCCCACGGCGGGGTGATGAACTTCAACGAAGGCCAACGAAATGTTGGCCTTTTTCTTTTGGGCGAAACAAACGACCTGTGTCCGGCGATGTTCCCGGTCATGGCCGCCGAGAACGCCCCCAAGCCTGTAGAGGATGAATCCAATTGAATCGCCTGATGATGAAACTGCTGGGCCACGTCCTGATGAATGAAGCGCCAGCCGACGGTGCGCCGTCTGGTGGCGCACCTGCTTCGCCGGCGGCCGCTCCAGCGGCAGCGCCTGCTCCCGATTCCACCCTGTTGACCCCACCGGCAGCGCCGGCACCCACCGACCCTAAACCCGAAGGTGGAGACCCAGCAAAGCCAGGTGATCCCGCAAAACCCGAAGACGGAAAGCCCAAGGATGAGGCTGCTGACAAGGCACAGGGCGCGCCTGAAGCCTACGCCGACTTCACCCTGCCGGAAGGCATGGAGCTGGACTCGGCAATCCTCGGTGAGTTCAAGGACTTCGCCAAGGAACTGAATCTGCCGCAGGACAAGGCCCAGAAGATCGTCGACTTCCAAGCGAAGTTGGCGGCCAAGCAAGCCGAGGAATACCAGGCCGCTGTCACCAAGCAGGGAGAGGCGTGGGCGACGGCAGTGAAAAACGATCCAGAACTGGGCGGCGAGAACTACGACAAGAGCGTGGCGAGCGCCGTCAAGGTCATTCAGGCGTTCGGCGACGAAGGCCTGCGGGATCTGCTCAACAACTCCGGACTGGGTAACCACCCAGCCCTGTTCAAGTTCTGCCACCGCGTCAGCCAGGCCATTTCGGAAGACAAGTTTGTCTTGCCGGGCAATCAGCCGGCGGCTGCAAAAGAAATGACGATTGTTGATGCCTTCAAGTAAGGCCCTGAAAACCACGTAGGAGATACATCAGATGGGCATTTTGACTTCGACCATGCCGACTCTGCTGGATAAGTTCAGCCGGGAAGACAGCCAGAAAAAGATCATGAAGATCGTCGAGCTGATGGCAAAGCAGAACGACATCCTCATGGATGCCGAGTACCAGGAGTGCAACGACGGCTCCAAACACAAGACCACCATGCGCTCGGGTATTCCTGAGCCAACCTGGCGCCTGTTCAACAAGGGCATTCAGCCAAGCAAGTCGACCACCGTTCCAGTGCTGGACACCACCGGCATGATGGAAGACTACGGCCTGGTCGACAAAGCGCTGGCCGACCTCAGCGGCAACGCTGATGGTTTCCGTGTGTCCGAGAACATCGCCAAGCTGCAAGGTTTCAACAACAAGGCCGCGCGCTACATGTTCTACGGCAACACCGGCTCCGAGCCGGAAGCGTTCCTGGGCCTTTCGCCGCGCTACAACGACAAGTCGGCCGAGTCTGGCGCCAACATCGTTGACGCTGGCGGCACTGGCTCTACCAACGCTTCACTGTGGTTCGTCACCTGGGGCGAAATGACCACTCACTTGCTCTATCCGAAAGGCAGCGTTGCCGGCTTCCAGCACCGCAATCTGGGTGAAGACACCGTCAAGGATGCGAACGGTGGCGAGTTCCAGGCCTACCGTGACCACTTCAAGTGGGACATCGGCATGTCGGTACGCGATTGGCGTGCAAACGCTCGTGTAGCGAACATCGACGTGAACGCGCTGACCACCGACGGTGCGACCGGCGCGAAGCTGATCGAACTGATGATCAAGGCCTACTACCTGCTGGAAAACCCAATGCAGGGCGAAGGCCGCACGGTGATCTACGCGAACCGCACGCTGCAAACCTTCCTGCACCTGCAGGCCATGAACTCCAAGAACGTGAACCTGACTATCGGCGAATACGCCGGCAAGAAGATTCCAGAGTTCCTGGGCATCCCGATCAAGCGCGTCGACGCTCTGCTCAACACCGAAGCCCGCGTGGTCTAACGACCGCGTGGTTTCCTAATTCAGGGAGACACCATCATGCTTTTTGACGCAAAACTTATGATGTCGAGCGCTCAGGCAATTACTGCCTCAGCTGCGTCGACTGACATCATCGATCGCGGCGATAACAAGGACGTTGGCCGCGCCGGTGACATCCCGTTGCTGGTACAGGTTGTTGAAGCTTTCAACACCTTGACCAGCCTGACCATTGAATTGCAGACCGATGACAACTCGGGGTTCGCCTCGCCGCGCTCGCTGTATTCGGTCGTTGTTCCACTGGCTGATCTGAAGCTGGGTTACCAGTCTCCGGTTATCACCCTCCCGCAGAAAACCGAGCGTTATCTGCGCATGAACTACACCGTCACCGGCACCGCCCCAACGCTGGGCAAGATCACCGCCGGCGTGGTTGCTGGAGTGCAGACCAATGCCTAAGCCATACGAAGTGCTGGAGCGGTCGTTCATCAACGGCCGCCTGTATGAGGCCGGGGAAATTGTCGTGCTGGAACTCGACAGCCCTGGCTCCAACCTGAAGCCGGCAAAGGGCAAGGCTGCCGCTGCGCCGGTCAGTAACCATGACGACAACCACCAGGACGGTGGCTACGTCGCAGCACGCGGCGCCGCTGGAAAGTTCGTCGTCAAGGATGCCGACGGCGCGGCCTTGTTCACCGGTACCAAAGCTGAAGCGGAAGCTGAGGCCGCTCGGCTGAATGCTGGTGGCGAACCGGTACAGAAGGACGACAACCACCAGGACGGTGGCGACCAGGGCAACAGCAACGGATTGCCTGACGCCTGATCCACAGCAGTAACCCTTAAGGGCCCTTCGGGGCCCTTTCTCATTTCTGAGGTTCCCGAATGCCAAGCGATATCGAGATCTGCAACGTCGCACTGTCGCGGGTTGCACACACCGACCCTATCGTGTCTTTCACGGAAAAGAGCAAGGCGGCCGAGTTGTGCAGTGTGTTTTACGGCACGCTGCGCGAACTGGTGCTGGCCGATTTTCCTTGGCCGTTTGCGGAATCCGTTGTGTACCTTGCTGATATCGGCAGCCCTGCACCTGGTTGGGCTTACCGATATCGCTACCCGGCTGACTGCTTGAAGGTCCGGGAAATCATTCAGCCAGGCCAGCGGCGTCCGATGAATGCCGATATGCAGATCCCGTTCGCAGTCGGCTATGACACTGGCGGCAGGACGATCAATACGGATCAGCCAGAGGCTGGCGTGCGCTTCACCTTTCGCGTCGAGGACTCCACGTTCTTCGATCCGCTGTTCGTCGACGCCCTGGCTTGGCGTCTGGCAATGGATCTGGCGCTGCCGCTGAGTTCGAAGCCGGATCTGCAGCAGTTCGCCACTCAGCAGTATCAGATCGCGCTGACGAAGGCTGAAGCCTCGGCCCTCAATGAGTCGCAGGACGATCCTGAGCCTGATTCCGAGTTCGTGGCGGTGCGCCGATGACCAGCGTATTGCAGCCCACGTTCGCCGCCGGCGAGCTGTCGCCGTCCGCCAGTGCACGCACCGACATTGCCCGCTATTACACCGGGCTCAAGCTTTGCCGGAACTTCATGGTCATGCCGTACGGTGGAGTGCGTAATCGCCCTGGCACAAAGTTCGTTTGCGAGGTGGCTGACTCGAACAAGCTGAACCGCTTGATCCCGTTTCAGTTCAACGACGAGCAGACCTACATCCTGCAAATCGGTGATTTGCAGATGCGCGTTATCAAAGACGGTGGACAGGTGCTGTTCAGCAGTGGCCCGTTCACCGGGCTGCCGTATCAGGTAGGGATGCCGTACACGCAGTACGACTTGCAGCAGCTGAACTTTACCCAGTCCGCCGACCTGATGACCTTTGCGCACCCGTCGTACAAGCCGCGCGAGCTTGGCCGCCTTGCCCACGACAACTGGGTCACATCTGAAATCAGTCTCGCCCCGCGTATCGCGGCGCCGGCATCGGCCACTGCGACACCTACAGCCGGCACCGGGACCAATACGCAGGTCTGGCGCTACCAGATCACGGCGGTTCTGGATGACGGGAACAGCATTGACGAATCGCTGCCGGTCACGTCGAACACGGTAACGGTATTTCCGGACACAGCATCCGCAACGGTCGTGTGGCCGGCTGTGCCGGGGGCGACGTATTACATCGTTTACAAGGACAACGCCGGCGCCGGGATCTATGGCTTCATCGGTCGCGCCACAGCGCTGACCTTCACCGACCGGAACATCACGGCGGTGAAGACCGATACGCCACCGAACGGCAACGATCCGTTTGTGGGCGCGAACAATTACCCCGGCGCGGTTGGCTACTACCAACAGCGCCTGGTGTTTGCCGGCAGCAACCTCAACCCACAGACCGTGTGGATGTCGAAAACCGGTCTGTTCAAGAACTTTGGGTTTTCGGTACCGAACAAGGATGACGACGCGATCACGTTCACCATTGCCAGCCGTGAAGTGAACCGCATGCGCCACCTGCTGGGCCTGCGCAAGCTCCTGGGCCTGACCTCGGGTGGTGAGTGGACGTTCTCCGGCGGCGATACCGGACTTACGGCCAAGACTATCCAAGCCAGCCAGGAAGGCTACGACGGATCGGCAATTGTTCCGCCGGTGGTCGTTGGCAACAGCGCCGTATACGTCCAGGCGCGCGGTAGCCGGGTTTCGTCGTTCGGTTACTCGCTCGACTCGGATGGTTTTGCGGCCGACGACCTCACCATCTTCAGCGCCCATCTGTTTCGCGGTTATGAGCTGACCAGCGTTGCGTACCAGAAAATTCCTGACTCGATCGTCTGGTACGTGCGTGATGACGGTGTGTTGCTCGGTCTGACGTACCTCCCGGAGCAGCAGCTCGTCGGCTGGCACTGGCACGACACGGACGGCTTCGTTGAGTCGATCGCCTGCATCCCCGAAGGCCAGGAAGACGCGCTGTACATGGTGGTGCGCCGTACCATCAACGGCGTGCAAAAGCGTTATGTCGAGCGCATGGCCACGCGCCAGATCCTGAATGTTGAAGACGCCTTCTTCGTTGATTGCGGACTGACCTATGACGGGCGAAACAACGATCCGGTAAAAAGTTTGGCGTTAACCGGTGGCGTCACATGGGGTTACCCGGAGACGGTCACGATGATCGCTTACGGACATGCACCGTTTACGGCGGGTAGCATCGGAACTCATTTCTCGCTGAAACGCTCTGTGACTGACAGCAATGAAGACATCACAACCGAGATCGTTCGCGTCGAGGTTGTCGGATATACCAGCTCCACGGTGGTTTCCGTAAAACTGCTGGTCGTATGCCCGGAAACTCTGCGCAACATCGCCCTTACGACTTGGGCTCGCCAAGCGAAGACCATTTCAGGCTTGGCACACCTTGAAGGGAAAACCGTTTCGATTCTCGCCGATGGCAGCGTGCACCCGCAGCGCGTTGTCTCAGGCGGCTCAGTCGTGCTGCAAGAGTACGCAGGTGTCGCACACATCGGCCTGCCGTATCACTCCGACATGGAAACGCTGGACCTTGAGCTGAAGAACGCCAATGAGACTGTCCTCGACAAGAAGATCGCGGTAACCGGGCTTACCGTGATCGTCGAAGAGTCCCGAGGGATATTCGCCGGCAAGGATAAAAACTCGCTGTACGAGAAGAAAACCAGCCGCGAAACGTACGAGCAGCCGCTCGACACCATCACCGGTCAGGCCGAGATTTCGATATCTAACGACTGGCAAGGCAAGGGCCGGGTGTTCATCCGTCAATCCGACCCGCTGCCGCTTTCAGTGCTGGCGGTTATTCCGGAGGTGACCATTGGCGGCCGCTGAGGTTTTACCAGTCACGACTGATGATGTGGCCGAAATCCTGCCCGTTGTTCGCCAAGCCGATATCGACGAGATCACCGAGGCGCTGGGCATCCCCATGGATGTGGCGCTGTGCGAAGCGGTCACCGGAAGCCTAAACGCACGCAAGATCGTCGTTGATGGCCTGGTAGTCGCCGTGTTCGGCGATGCGGTTTACAGCATTCTCGGATCTGTGGGCGTTCCGTGGCTGATCAGCACTATCCACGTCGAGCGTCACGCGCGCGCCTTCCTGAAGGTCTGCAAGCCAGAGGTGCAGGGAATGCTGACCAGACACTGGCACCTCATCAATTACGTCGATGCCCGAAACACGGCCGCAATCCGCTGGCTGAAGTGGCTCGGCTTCGAGTTTGGCCCGGCGGTCCCTTATGGTCCGCGCGGCTTCCCCTTTCACCCGTTCACCCTGAACAGAGAGATTTGATATGTGCTGGATGGCATTGATACCGGTGGCTATCGCCGTGGCCGGCGGCGTGATGGGCGCGCAGAACGCCAAGCAGGAAGGCGCCTTTAACGCTGGCATGTTCAAGCAGAACGCAGCCATCAAGGACCAGGCGGCCAATGATACCATCGCCGCCGGCGACACTTCTGCCGATTGGCAGCGCGTGCGCACTGGCCAAGCGCTGGGCACGCAGCGCGCCGTTCAGGCAGCAAACGGCATTGACGTGAACAGCGGCAGCGCCGCTCAGCTCCAGGATGACACCGCGATGATCGGGGAGCTGGATGCGCTGACCATCCAGAACAACGCCGCGCGCGAAGCATACGGCTACCGCATTCAGGCCCAGCAGGATCGTGCGAACGCTGCACAAACCGTCACCAACGCTGGAAACAAGGCCACCGGCTCTATTCTCGGCGGTCTCGGTAGCGCGTTCGGCTCATTCGCGGGAGGCAGGTAATGGCTCGGGTACCGACATTCGACACCGCCCAGGTTCAGCAGCAGCCAACCCGGGCGACAGAGCTTCGCGCCGTTGCACCTGACAACTCGGCAATTGAGGCCGGACTGCGCAGCTTTCAGCGCGGTGCTGAAATCCTCGTCGCCAAAGAGCGCGAGAAAGCCGACACCGCCATGCTGATGGAAGCCGACAACCAGCTCACGCAGTGGCAACAAAAGGCGATGTATGACGAAAACGGGGGCGTATTCACCCGCAAGGGTAAGAACGCTCTCGACGTCACCAACCAGACGCTGGACCAGTTCGATCAGACTCAGGCTGAAATAGCCAAGAACCTGACCAGCGATGCGCAGCGTGCCAGATACGCCGAAATTGTCAGCCGGCGCCGCAACTCATTGTCCAACGACCTGAACCGTTATGAGTACGGCGAGCGACAGAACTACTACGGCGAGGTCGAGAAGGGTCAGCTTGAAACGTCCATGCAGGGCGCTGCCCTTGAATACCAGGACCCTGCGAAGGTCGACGCTTACCGGCAGAAGATCGACGCGGTGCTGGCCAGTCGCGCCGAACGCCTTGGTCTGTCGCCAGAAGCCGCACAGGCTGAACGCCTCAGCACCGTCAGCGGCATGTCGACTGCGGTGATCCAGCGCATGCTGGTGGACTCTCCACAGAAAGCGAAAAGCTATTTCGAGTCCTACAAAGGGCAGATGACCGCTGAAGACCAGATCCGCGCCAGCAATGGTATCGATCAGGGCTTCCGCCGGCTTGAGGCGGAAGCGCGGCAACGCCAGGTAGAGGCCCGCCAGATGCAGGCAATCAACCGGATGGAGTTGAGCAGTCGCGTGCAGGATGCCAGCGCCGCCTACTCGCAGGGATTGGACTTTGAGAACCCGCCGAGCTACGCGGACTTCAAAGCCGCCTACGGCGACAAGGCTGACGACCAGTACAAATCTTTCGTCAAGATCCAAGCCGTTGCGCCGGCCATTCGTGAATTCGCGACCGCCACCCCAGAAGAGCGTCAGGAAATACTGGGGAGGTTCCAACCAGCAAAAGATGGCACCGCCGGCGAGGGATTCAAGGAGGATTCACAGCTCTATCAGCACCTGACTTCTGTGGGCGTTGGTCTGCTGAAACAGCAACAAACCGATCCAGCCGCGTACGTCACCAAGTACAGCCCGGTCGTGCAGCGAGCATTCGCCAACGCTCAAGAAGAAGGCACGCCGGAGGCCTACCAGGTTTACGCAACCACGACCCTTGCAGAGCAGCAGCGACTCGGTGTCGCACAGCCGAAGCTATTGCCGGATGCGGCCGCCGATCAGTTCGCAGCACAGTTCAATCAACAGGTGAATGGCGGCGAAAACGCGGCAACGTTGATCGAGCAGCAGGCGCAGCTGTGGGGTCCGAACTTCTCGGCCGTTCTGCAGCAGGTCGGCAACAAGCTGCCGGCTGAGGCTCAGGTAATTGCCACCGGCCTGCCAAAGGACATCGCCGAGCGTATGGCCTCCGTGGCCCCGCTGAAGGACAAAGAACTGAGCGCTGGCCTGCAGAAAGGCCAGCAGGACGAAATCGGCCAGAGCGTTCAACAGGCCATGCTTCCTTTTGCCGAATCCCTCCAGGGCCAGGCCGGCGGGATCAGCACCTTCAGCACCATGTACAAGGCGGCGGTGCGTACCGCGACCTCCTATGTGTTGCAGGGTGAAAGCCCGAAGGATGCGGCGCAGAAGGTCGTCGACGGGATGGTCAACGAGAAGTACGACTTCTTCGGCACCTACCGCGTCCCGAAAACGCTGGACACCACCGCCGTGAGCCGGGGCGCAGAGAAGGCATTGAGCAGCATCAAGGCCGATGACCTGATGCCGCTGCCTGGATTCAAGGGTGTCACCCCTGAAGAGAACGCCAGCCAGTTGCACGACGCGCTGCTGGCCGGCGGCCAATGGGTTCCGACCAACGACGAGAGCGGTCTTTCGCTAACCCTCAACGGCTACCGCGTCCGGGGGAAGGACGGCAAGCCCATCGTTCGTACCTGGTCTGAACTCCAGCAGCAAGGTTTGCAGGAGGCCGGCCAGTATCGTGTCGCGCCGTCGGTGATGATGCCATGACGATTTTTGCAGGTGACGCGCCAGTACTTGATCGTCGCACGATGCTGGATATTCCCGCCGAAGCTGGCGAGGTGTTCGACGCTTCCTTCGGTTCAGCACTGACAACCAACCCTTCGAACTCGATCATGCGCAGCGAAGAGCTGACGCAGGCCCAGGAAGGTTTGCGCCTGACAGGCGACACCGAATCGATTCTGGTACCGCCGCGCAACGAGCCAGATACCCCAATGCTTGATGCGCAGGCCGCGCGCGATCGTGTGGCCGGCATGGGATTGGAGATCAAGATTCCCGATCAGGGTATTCGGCAGGGCGCTCTCGACATTCTGATTGATCGACACCGCGAACAGGCGGCGCGGCAGCAGGTTCTGGCGCGTGCCAATGGCGGATCATTTGGGACGCAAATTGCGGCCGGTCTTGCCGCTTCGCTGCTGGACCCGCTCAACATTGCATCGGCCTTTGTTCCTGTCGTTGGCGAAGCGCGGTATGCCGCAATGCTTGGACGCGCCGCAACTCCGCTTGGGCGAGCTGGCGTGCGTGCCGGCGTCGGCGCCGTTGAGGGGGCTGTCGGTGCTGCGCTGATTGAGCCGTTGCCACTGCTCGCCGCTGGCCTGGACCAGACCGAATACGGCCTATCCGATTCGCTGGCCAACATCGCGCTGGGCGGCGTTCTCGGTGGCGGGCTGCACACGGTCGGCGGTGCTGCTTCTGACGCGCTTCGCCGGCGGCTCGCAACCGAAACCACTGGGAGCGAGGTCGCTCCGAAAATCGCTGAAAGCCAAGCGCCGCAAAGCCTTTCCTTGCGGGAGCGGGGCCTGTCAGCCGACTTTGCCAAGGTGTTTGACCAAGATCCGGAAGCGGCCTTACGCGCCTCGCTTAGCCGGCACCTGGAAGAGGACAGCGCCACGCTCTACCGAAATGCCCAGGCGCAGGCGATCGACGAAATCCGTCCGACATTGACTGGCGAGCGCGTGAGCAATGTGGCCGACCTCCACGCCGAAAGGCTATCGCTGACGCAGCAGGCGATGAATCTGGATGGAACGTTCAAGGACCTCGCCAAGCAGTTCCAGGGCGAGCGCATGACCCGCAAGCAGGCGGAGCGCGCAGCACGCGACACTATTGACGCCCAGCGCGAGCAGATCGGCGCACGCCAGGCTGAAATCAATACCCAGCTCGAGCGCAACCGTGCCGGTGAGTTTGATCGGCGCGACCTCGGCCTGATTGAGCGTGGCGAAATCCCGGAACGCTTGCGCCCTCAGATCGAGGCTCGTGCAAAACAAATCATGAAGGGGTATGCCCTTCGTCCATTGGGCACCGCTGTACGCACCGCGCGGGAGACGGCCGCTGCCGCTGATTGGACCGTGCGAGACAGCGCACTGCGCAGCGCCGTGTCACAGGCCGTGACAGGTCGAGATATCGACGTTAACGCTCTGTTCGACCTTGAATCATCGGCCAAGTCCGCCGAAGCGATGGAGCATTTCAAACGTCCCGTTGCACGCCGGGTAGACCCGGAAGGCCAGGCCGAAAGCCTGCGTGTCGACGCTGGTGCCAAGGCTGCGGACATCGATGAGCTGGACGCGGCGCAGAAGGCTTTCGACGAGGACGAAGCGCTGGTCAATGAAATGCTTGAGCAAATGCCGGAGGCGGATCGCGCCGCCGTTCTGGCCGCCAGCCGTGATGAAGCCGAAGCCGTGGCTGCACAGGCGCAGCGAGCTGAAAGCTATTCGAAGGCGTACCGCGCCGCCGCCGTGTGCGACATAAGGAACGGACAATAATGAATCCCTGCATTGATGCTGTACGCGCCGCCGCCGGCGACCTCGAAGACCTGGAACTCGCGGAGATCTTTGAACTGCTCCGCAATCGCACCAAGGAAATCATGGCCAGGGAAGGCGCCTTGGGCATGGAACAGGCGACGTTGAAAGCTGCTGACGAGTTGGGCAAGCAGGCGCGACATGCCGCGCTGATCGAGCGGCGCAACGCGCTGATCAACCTGCGTCGTCGCGGTGAAATCGTCGCGTTCATTCGCGGCAACTTCGCCGACCGCCCTGACCTCGGCATTGAATCGCTGCTGGTCGGTACCAACCTTGCGCGTCAGGGTTCGCGTCTGTCCGTGGCGGCCGAACAGAAGTCGCTCGGTGACGCCTACATCGGCGGTCTGATTCATGACCTCGAAGCCAAAGACCTGACCGCCCTACTGGCAAAGGGCAGCTCTGACGTTGATATCGCGGATGCCTTGTGGAAGATCGGCAACGGCCTTGACACCTCAAAGCTGAATGACCAGGTTGTCGATATCGCCCGCATCATTGAGAAATATCAGGAAGCGTCCCGTCTTGATGCGAACCAAGCGGGCGCCAGCATCGGCAAGCTTCCGGGCTACATCGCACGCCAGAGCCACGACAGCGAGAAAATCGGTTCGGCTGGTTTCGATAAGTGGGCGGCCGACATTCTGCCAAGGCTCGATCCGAAGACGTTCGACGGCATCACCAACGAAAAAAGCTTTCTGCATGGCGTGTACGACGGACTGGTCACCGGCGACCACCTCAAATCCCCGAGCGAAGCCAAGCCCAATGGCTTCCGTGGGCCGGCAAACATCGCCAAAAAGATGAGCCAGGAGCGGGTGCTGCACTTCAAGGACGGCGTGGCCTGGCATGAATACAACCAGCTCTACGGTACCGGCAACCTGCGCGAAGCCGTGCTGCGCGGGCTCGACCTGTCCGGACAGAACACCGCACTGATGCGCAAGCTGGGTACCAACCCGGAAGCAAACCTGAACATGGCGATGGACATCATCGCCGAGGACGTGCGCAAGTCTGGCGATCCGGCCGCGCTGGCCAACTTCAATACCGCCCGTGAAACGATGATCAAGAACCGGTTCGCTGAGGTGAGCGGGCAGACCAGGATCCCCGGCAACGCCACGCAGGCGCGGATCGCTGCGAACGTTCGGGCTTGGCAGTCACTGTCAAAGCTCGGCGGCGCGCTGCTCTCCAGCTTCACCGACCTGCCGGTTGCCGCCAGCGAAATGCGTTACCAGGGGAAGAACTTCCTCGGCTCGCTGGGGGAAATGACCGCCGGCCTGGTGAAGGGCAAAGGCAACCTTGAACAGCGTGAAATCCTGTCGAGCTTTGGCGTCTACGCCGACTCGATGCGAGGCGAGATCATGCGCCGCTTCTCCGCCGATGACTCGGTGGGCGGCAAGATGTCGCGCGGGATGTCGCTGTTTTTCAAGCTGAACGGGCTGTCATGGTGGACTGATGCCAACAAGGCCAGCGCGGGCCTGATGATGTCTCACAACCTGGCCCAGAACAAAGGTCGATCCATGGCCAGCATGGACGCCGGCCTGCGCCGCACCCTGTCCCTCTACGATATCGACGCCGGCAAGTGGGATCTGTTGCGCAGCATGGATACCAAGATGGCTGACGGGCGCGATTACCTCACCACTGACGGCATCGCTGATATTCCTGCCGAGAAGATCAGTGCCTATCTGACCGAGCAGGGACGAAAGGTTTCCGACTCGGCCATCCGCGAAACCCGCGCTGGCCTTGAGCGCAGCCTTCGCAGCTACGTCAATGACCGGGTGAGTTACGCGGTGCTTGAACCTGACGCGCGCACTCGATCGATCATGAACCAGGGCACACGCCCGGGCACGATGATGGGTGACCTCAATCGGTTCCTGACCCAGTTCAAGAGCTTCCCGGCCGCGTACATGCAGAAGACGCTCGGCCGAGAGCTGTACGGCCGTGGCTACGCGCCGACGCCACTGGGCGAGGGGTATCGCGGCAGCAAGGATCTGATCTCGGCGCTGCGCAACGGCAACGGGGAAAAGCTCGGCATTGCCCAGTTGCTGCTGTGGACAACCGCGTTCGGTTACCTGTCGATGGCATCGAAGGATATTGCGAAGGGCCGGGAGCCTCGCCCGGTTGACGATCCGAAAACGTGGGTCGCCGCAATGGTTCAGGGCGGTGGTTTCGGGATCTTCGGCGACTTCATGTTTGGAGAGGTCAGCCGCTTCGGTAACAAGCCGCTGGAAACGCTGGCTGGCCCCACGCTGGGCACCGCCGCCAGCGCCGTCGACCTGTGGAGCAAGGTTCGCTCAGGGGATGACGCCGGGTCGTCAGCTTTCCGGCTGGCGCTGGGCAACACACCATTCCTGAACCTTTTCTACACACGCATCGTCATGGACCACCTGTTCCTTTATTCGGTGCAGGAGGCCATGAACCCCGGATCCCTCCGCCGGACCGAGCAGCGCATTCAGAAAGAGAACGGCCAGCAATTCTTGGTCAGGCCTTCACAAAGCTATTCCGACCCGCTGGGCATTGCCCGATAGATGAATCTCCCATTGAGCCCGCCTAGCGCGGGCTTTTTTTTGCCCTTAAAAAGGAGTCACGACAGTGACAGTATCAACGCTTAGCAGCATTGCGGAGTTTTCAACGAATGGGGTCACGACCAACTTCCCGTTCTTCTTCAAGTTCCTGTCGAACGAAGACTTGGTGGTCACTTACATTGACCCCTTGGGAGGCCGCACGATTTTGGTGCTCGGCTCGCAGTACACCGTCAACGGTGCGGGAGAAGAGGGCGGTAGTATTGTTACATCGGTGGCGCTTGCTGGGCCTGGGCAGCTCATTGTTTCTAGGGAAATGGATGCCTATCAGCAAACCAGTCTGCGCAATCAGGGTAAGTTTCTGGCAGAAACCCACGAAGATGTATTCGACAGACTGACCATGCTGGTTCAGCAGGGGTTTTCAATCTTCAGTCGCGCGCTGATGCGCCCCTTCGGGCGGGACTATTTCAACGCCGAGAACCGCAATATCTCGAACCTGAAGGATCCGGTTGCTGATCAGGACGCCGCGACTAAACACTGGTCCAGCGTGTTCTTCGCTGGCCTTATCGGAGCCATTCAAGGCCCGATCAATAACGCGCTGAATATCTTGTTTGTACAGCGCGGGACTGGTTCAGTTGCTCGAGTGGTAAGCGACAAACTGAAAGAGGAGTTATCTCTAGGTGACTTTGGTGGCGGACCGGCCGCGACCAATACAACTGCCCTCAATTCAGCACTTACTGCTGCACGTTCCAGCAAAGACAAACAGATCAGAATTTCCCCCGGCCAAAACGACACCGGTATCGTTTCCAACCCGACAGGCATTCGCCTCTTTGGTGGAGATCTGGTGGAAAAACCAGACGCATCTAACTCATCGACCTGGGACATGCTTAGCAGTAATGCTGATTTCCTGTCCTATCAGCTGGGCAATGAATATCTCTACGCGTTACACAACGAGATCTCAATCCGCGCCACTGTGAAAATCATGATGGTTGGCGATAGCACCGTTGTCGGCGTAGGCAGTACCGCACCATTTACACCGGCCGGAGTCATAAGTGATCGCGGCCTTGACCTTGGACTGGTCGGTGTGGTCGTCAACAACCTGGCTGTCAGCGGAACCGCCTCCCCGCAATGGGATACGGCTCCTATCATTGCCGACACCAGCACTCATTGCCTTATTGTCGGATACGGCACAAATGATCCGGCCGCCGGTGACGAGGTTGCTTTCTTCAACAACATGTCCGCCAAGCTCGCGGCAGTTAGGGCCGCGCGCAATGTCCAGAGCCTGACCATCATCCTGAAGGGCGCCAACAGCACAAACGACTGGGTGAATGGGCGTTCACAGCTTTGGTGTGAACGCATTGCTCCGGTGTATCGCAAGCTGGCACGTCTGTATCAGTGCTATTTCTTCGACACTTACAACTTCCTGCGCGACTCCAAGAACTCTGCCCATCTTTGGATGGATACCCTTCAGTATTCAGGCATTGACACACATATCCACCCAAATAACTTCGGGAACATGTGGATCTGGGGCGAGCTTGCACGAAACATTTTCACCAACGCTATCGGCCAACGAAAGGTTAACAATTATCGGAACGTCGGCGCCGGACATACGCTTCTGTCCGCCGCCGCGACGCCTGCGGATATGCAAATGGGCCGCGCGATTTATCGCACTGAGGCCACTGGCTGGCCTTCGGTCGGCGCTGTGTTCACTGAGCAGCAGGCCGACGGCGTTGTGGTCGTTCAGGAGTGTGTGGCGCAGAACCGCAGCATCACCAAAGTTCACCGCCGCAACAGCATCAGCAGTGCACCTGGTTTGTGGACTGACTGGACTGGCATAGGCCGCAACATCACGCTGCAAAACGGCTGGACGAACCACGACCTTACAGGGACTGTCTCCATGCCCGCCCAGTGCATCGTGGAGGAATCAGGGCACATCTCAGCGCGTGGCCGCATTAAGCCGGGCACGCTGACGGTTGGCACGATTATCTTGAACGTCACTACCGCGATACCCAATAGCAACCCGCTACTGGGTGAGTACTTCGAGCTGTCTTGCGACACCGGGCGTATCCGTGCTGGGCTGGGCACGGCCGGCAATCTGACTATTGTTCAGGTCAGCGGCACCCCTACCGATGTGTCTCTTTCTGGCGTACGCTGGATGCCCTCTTAATCTCTAGCCGACCCAGGGATTGTGGGCCCAGCCAACGCCAAAAAGTACATCTGGCAGTACATTAGTAATTGGATCTTCTGAAACTACCCAATGAATGCTAGGGGTTAATGGGTAAATTGGATTCCTGTCTCGGGCACCAAATCTAATTTCGCCGATCTTCGGCGGCTTTCACACCTTCCAAAAACAGGCCGCATCCAGCGGCCTTTTTCTTTCGCGGTCTTTCGCATTCTTTCGCTGCGTGCCGCGCATTTTTAGTACATCATTCAGCACTTCCTCATTCGAGTGACTTGGTGATGTACTAATGCCCCTCACTGATACCGCTGTTCGACAGGCCAAGCCGGCCGAAAAAGACTTCACCCTCACGGATGGCAGCGGCCTTTCCCTCTTCATCGCCACCAATGGCACCAAGTCCTGGCACTTCAGGTTTTCCTGGCACGGCAAGCAGCCGCGCATGTCGCTGGGCACCTATCCCGAAATCACGCTGAAGGAAGCCCGCGAGCTGCGGGATCAGCACCGGGCGCTTGTCGCCAAGGGTATTGACCCCCGTTCGCAACGCCGCGAGGAAAAGCGCGCGGCCGCCGGCAACGCCATCAAAACGTTCGAGGTGGTCGCCAACGAGTGGCACAAATTCAAATCGCCGCGTGTTGCCGAGTCGAAGAAGGGCGCGGCGTATCAGTCGCGCTTCTACCTGGACAAGGACCTGATCCCAGTGCTGGGCAAGATCCCGATCGCGGATGTCCGCCGTGGTGACGTGCTGGGCGCGCTGCGCCGGATCGAGGATCGCGGCTCATTGAATTCTGCGCGCAAGTGCCGGGCCTGGCTGAACGAGATATTTCGGTTTGGCATTGCGTCGGGCTATCTGGAAATGAACCCGGCGTCAGACCTCGACATCGTGGCTGCCAAAGAGCCACCGGTGAAGCACAACCCGATGCTGCGCCAGCACCAGCTAAAGAAGTTCCTGCACGACCTGCGGGCTTTCGATGGCACGGCCGGGTACGTGAAGAGCGCGATCAGGATCCTGCTGCTGACCGGTGTGCGTACCGGCGAGGTGCGCCAAGCGACCATCAGCCAGTTCGACCTGGATAACGCGCTGTGGACGATCCCGCCGGACACAGTGAAGCAATTGCGAAAGGTGATTCGTAGCAAGGGAGGGGATGAAGTACCGCCGTATCTGGTGCCACTGTCGCGGCAGGCGGTTGAAGAGGTGCGCAAGGTGCATAAGTTGACCGGCTGTTACAAGCTGCTGATCGCCGGCCGGAACGAGCCGACCAAGCCTATCAGCGACAACACGGTCAACAATGCATTGAAGCGCATGGGGTATGAAGACCAACTGACCGGGCACGGGATCCGCGCCACGATTTCAACGGCCTTGAACGAGATGGGTTACAACGAGGATTGGATCGAGGCGCAGCTTTCGCATGCGAGTTCAAGCAAGGTCCGGAAGACCTACAACCACGCGGAGTACGTGGAACAGCGGCGGGGGATGATGCAGAACTGGGCTGATTACTTGGATGCGCTGGAGGCTGAGGCCTGATCCTGCGTGCCACGGGCGGCGGCGATCTGGGCGTGGTTCCATTGCAGAACCTCGGACTTGATCCAGCCCACGGAGCGGCCGCCCAGCGGAACCTGTTTCGGGAACAGGCCTTCGGCGGCCATGGTGTAGATTTTGGTGGTGCCCAGGCCAACCAGTTTTTTTACCTCTGGCAGGCGGATGAATTCGACCGGCTCTTCTGGCAGGTCTTGGCGTTCGGTATTCATAAGGATGCTCCGGCCGCTCGGCGGCAAGCAGTGAGTAGTCAACTAGGGGTTTACAACTGAAGGGATGAATCAGCGGACGTAGACGAGGTAGAACCAGGTGAGGGCGATCATTTGGCCGGCCCATTCAGCGCAGCGGTGGCGTCGAGGCAGGCGTACATGTCGTGAATCGCTTTTCGCTCATGTTCCCAGAAGCCCCTTTGGTCAGAGTCGGGCTCATGACTGATAGGCTCCAGCTCGATCAATCTGTCCATAGCGCACAGCCAAGAATCCCGATGCGATAAAAGATTCTCAGGCAGCACCACCGCAACCGGCGCTGGCGGGGAGGTGTAGAGCGGCTCAACTTCTCCGCCAGCGCCGTTGCATTGAAAAGTCCGCGCGTTGTGTTCACTGCTTGATAAATACCAAAGGCCGCCAGCGTGTGCCTGGTAGCGCCACGCCACCGGCTCACCCCTCCCACTCTCCAGCTCAGCGATGCGCGACCGTTGATCGCAGACAACCTTCCAGTGCTTGTCTATGCCGTCTTTCAGCTCAGCGATTCTCGCCTGTAGCTGGGCGATGGTGGATTGCATGGCATCGTAGTCGGATTCTCGTACGCACCGGATGTTCTGGGCTTCATGGCACCAGAACCGCGACACCGATGAAGGCTCTTGCCGCTCGACCGCTGGCGCATCGAGCAGCGCCTGAGCCCGCCCGCAAATACCGCCAGACCATGCAGATTTGACGTTACGAGATGCAAGCTTCACCAGATCGGAAAGCAACTCCCGCGACACGCCGTCAATCGTTGGGTTATTGGTCATGGTCAGTCCTCGCCTCGCATAAGTCCGTCATCACCTTCGGTAATTGCCCCGCATCCGCCGTCGGTATTGCTGGCGCCGAACGTAGCCAGGATCAACATCCGATCCCCACTGGTTGGGCGCAACGAGTTAACCGACCCGCAGAACAGCGAAACACCAGCCGCGTCCATGTCCCGCAATAGTCGCTCTTGGCGCGAAAGCAGCTTGCGCACTACGTCATAGCTGATGCCGGCCGCCTCGCACTCGTCTTCGTTGGGAAAGTTACTCATGACTTTCTGCCTCGGGGTTGGGGTTGAGGGCGGCGCAGATGTCGACTTCCAGGGATTCAAGCTCTTCTGGCGCGTCTGCCTCAAAGCTCAGCACCGAAGAATCGACTACGCGTTGAAGCAGAGCGCGCAACGCATCCCGCTCAGCCTCAGCCGTATCGGCGCGCAGGCGTTGGGTGTCAAGTTCGCGGTCAGCCGGAACAACCAGAGCAACAAGCCCGTCAGGTCGTGTGATCCATTCGCCAAGCCCGGAGCCATTCCCGTTAGGCGTTTCCAGCTCGACAAAAACGCATTCGCTTGCCGGGCCAGGTAACGCGGTACAGACAAAGTGCAGGACATCAGGCGATGAAGCCTTTGAAAGCTGATCCAGTTGAGCAGTCGACACGCATTGATCTTTCAGAATTCGATCGATCAAGACAGATGAAACCAGTTTGAAACTTTTCACTTCACTCATGACATGCACCCTTGAATAAGTTGCGGCCAGCCGGTCATGGCTTTTCTCTGCCAGTTCCGTCGCATTTGTTGCAGATCGTTGACGACGCCTCCAGGATCCCGGTACTGATCGTTCCAGTTCCGAAGCATTCCAGGCAGCAGGTGAAGGGGTCAGTTGCCAGGACTGGCACGATGCGTTGGTTTTCTGGCTTCAGCGCTTCGATGGCCAGCACGCGACGCCGCGCCCTGTTCCCGTTGCCAGGGCTGAAGTCTGGGATGTCGCAGTCGCAGCGCGTGGTGCACGACTGGGGGAATTGGCAGGCTTCAGCGGGTGCACTGAGCGCGGCCTCGATCTTCTTGCGAAACTCATCGCGCATTTCCTGCGTGTGTTCGATCACATCACCAACCGAATTGAGCGAAGATTCTTCTAGGTGATGAGCGGCCAAGTTCAGCAACTCCACCAGATCATCATTCCGCTGCTCAACGGCCGTCAGCCGATCCTGCAGCGCGACTTCCCGCTGCTTTCCCTGTGCCTGACGCTCGTCGAAGACGGAGGCATTGACCCAGAATCCAGGATCAAACCCGGCTCGCGATTTCTTCGTTGATTCCTTCAGCACGTCTACGGCGAGAAAGCGAATTACTCCGTCCATTTCGAAATCCTCAGCAAAAGAGTTGGGCCAGCGCCAGCAGGCACAGGCCGTATTCAAGTAGTTGGTTGGTCACGGTCTATCTCCCGTGCGCGCAGCTCGGCCATGGCGAGTTGCCGGGCCTTGCTGCATTTGTCGTGGTTGCCATGGGCGCGGGGCTTTCCGCACTGATCGCAGTTGGTTTGCAGGTCGAGCGGCTTCATCGGCCGCCCGCGAATGGTGGTCTTGCGGCGCAGGGCGGTCATGACGATGGCTTGGGCAGGAAGTGATAAGAAATCTCCTTTTCGTGGCTGCAATGGCCGGAGAACTTCACCGCCTCATCAAAGGTGTAGATGCCAGCCTCTGATATGTCGGTGGTGTACCCGCAACCGTTCGCACGCCACCAGCATTCCCATTCACCAGACCAGATGCGCACAAGGCGATCACCTCGCTCGGCCAGCCATTTAGCCAAGGAGCCTTTGGTTTTCAGTCCATGAAGAGTTCGTCTAAGTCCTGCCATTGCTCACCTCCAGTACGTCACGCCATCGTTGCAGAGCCAGCCAACTTTGCCGGTGGAATAGGTGGTGATCTGCGCCGGCTTGCAGTCGTGGGACTTGGCGAACGCCTCCCAGCTGTTGCTGGACAGGGTTGATGCGTACAGGCAGAAGGCCGCGAAGGCGAAGAGGGCGCTGATCAGCAGGAATTCTTTGAGGGTCATGGCTGCACCCGTTTGAACTCGACGACCCAGACCCACGGGTTGGCGTCCCAGTCGCCGCCGGTGGATTCCCAAAGATTGCGCCATGCGGTTCGCAGCGTTGGGCGCCCCTCAGCGCCTGAGCCGGCGTGACACATGTCGTATCGGTCTTGTCCATCGGCCAGGTCATCAAGATCAATGCCTTCGCGCTCTATCTCAGCATCGCTGATGTCCTGCAAGCGCTCGACGCGGACGGCTGTGATCTCCAGCAGGATGCGGCATGCCCAGCGCGGCATGTGGATCGAAGGGCGGCCACGACCCTGGATGATCATGGAGCAGCCGGTTTGCCGCACAGCGCCATCTGCTGGGTAAAAGATCGGTTCGCCTTGGCTTAGATCTCGCGGGGCAATCGCATCAACCTGAGCATCAGCTGCCCAAGCCTCGCGCACCCACAGCCGTTCGCCGGGCTTACCGTACGGGCAGTGAATGATCGGGCCGCCGACGTTCCAGCAAACCGCGTTGAGCGGTGATTCATCAGCGGCAGTCGTCACGGCGAAGCTGGACGTCAATCCCTTCACCGGCCGCCGCGTGACCGTCTTCCTGCCATCCAGAATGGCGCGCACCATCGGCGCCGAGAACAAAATCGGACGTTCTTTCATTCCGCCCCCTTCAACACATCAATGACGATCTTCACGCCGCTGGCAACGCTGGCCGGCTGTTGCTGGGCGTAGCGCGTCAGGTCAGCAATGGCTTTTGTCCGTACTGGCTCACGCTGAACAGCAGCGCCGAGCCCGCGAACGAATTCCAGGGCGTACCGCTTGCCCTCCAGTTCCATGACGCGGTTGATGGGGCCGGTGATGATCAGATCCGGTACCGGTTGAACGGGTTGGGCCTTTGGCTTCTCTGCGGAAGCGGAAAGGACACGGCCGAGCGCGCTCGCAAGCGCTTGGTTTGCGATTGAGTTCATGGGATTACCTGCTGAGAAACGCTCAGGCCTACCGCTATTGGGCGAACCCAGATCGGCATGCTGTTGAGCATGAAGGTTTCGCCGGCGGCGGCCAGCAGTAGGGTGGTGCCCATCACATGGGCGATTGCTTCAGCGGCTGCCGGCGGTACCGCGTTGCCGATCCGCTCGCGCCAAGCCTGATCACTCAGGCCGTCCAGCTCGAACTGTTCTTCCGGTTCGACCAGGCTTTGTATCGCGGCAAGCTCCAGCGTGGTGAACGGTCGGTGCCAGGTGCCGTCGAGGCTTTCGATTACGCAGGTCAACCGGTCATTGGCTTCCGGCATGCGGGGATCGGCCACAGACCAGCGCCCGTTGTCCTGCTTGGCGCTGGCCGACACGGCGCCGCATTGCTCGTTCCAGCCGACAACGCCGTAGTGGCCGCCAGTTAGGTAGGCATCACCCTTCGTGCGCTTCATGCCTGGGCGTGGATCTGCAATTGAAAGCGCGCCGCTGGCCACCTGCTGCGATCCGGTGACCGTCCCTGCTGTTTTATCCCATGGGCAACCCCCCAACTTCCGGCTGCTCGCTCCGGCGTGCCAGTTGTGATATCGCGGATCTTGCACCGCGAATGCGCCTTGCCCCGTGGTGCTGCCGGCGATGACCGTTCCGGCGGCATTGTCGAACGGGGTAACCAGGTACTTGCCGAACCCATCACCCGGCCGACGTGGATCAGCCACGCTGAATGTTCCTTGCCCGGGCGACTTCACGCCGATGACCGCGCCGCTGGTTTCGTCCCACTTGCGCACACCGTACTGCTGGTACTGCAGGGCTCCCGCTTTGGCGCGTGGATCTGCAACCGAGAACGCGCCATTGGTTGGGCTGCTGCGACCTGCAACGGTGCCGGCGGTGTCCTGCCACTCATGCACACCGAGATAACCGGCGCGGTACTCGGGCACGATCACCAGATCACGCAGGTATCCGTCCTCGATCGCCAAGTCATTCAGGCTGCGCCAGTCCTTGCCGGCGGTGACCAGGGCGAGTCGTACCCACGTTTTCCATTGCAGCGCCGGTACTCGGTGCATCGGTCCGGCGGCTTCGATGTCGCCGGCGAGCGGCATGCGGCCCAGGATCGAGCCGACAGACTTGAGTGTCTTTTTTTCCGGCTCGTACAGGAAGGGTGGGACCTTCTCGATGTGGCGGGCCACCAGCAGGAAGCGCTTGCGGCTCTGGGCCAGTCCGCCAATAACGCCGCAGTCGTGAGTGGTCTCGGCGACGGCGTAGCCGAAGTGCGACAGTAGTTTGTTGATCTGGTCCAGCAGATGCCGGCCACGGGTGGCCAAGCGAGGAACGTTTTCGAACACCAGCAGCGGTACCGGGTCGTCCTTCCAGGCTTCGCCGAATAGCCAGATGCAGCGCAGCGTCAGTTCGTTCAGGGCCTGATACTTCGGGGTCAGGCTCATTTTCTCGGACAGCAGCCCCGACGCGCCTTTGCATGGGCTGGAGATGAATACCGCGTCAGGCCTCTGATAGTTGGCGGCGCGCCGAATGTCGTCGACCGTAGCCTCTCGCCAGCCCATTGGCGGCTCTTTGCCATGGAAACGGATGTACTGATCACGAGTGAACAGGTCGAGCAGTGTCCCTTTCACGCCGCTCAGACGTTCGAAGTCGGCCAAACCCGCCGGATCGATATCAACACCGCCGATGCACTGCCATTCGGCTTGGGTGTTGCCAACGATGGGCTTGGCCCGGTTGAACCCTTTGGCGCCGCCGCCGAGGCCGCAGCAGAAATGAAAGTGTTTGAGTACGCGCTTGAGCATCATGCGGCGGTGTCCTTGAGAAAGAGAAACGCCGGCAAGCGCCGGCGTTTGGGTGTTGCTTTTGGGTCAGGCCACCTGAGCAGGCGGGTTCATGGCGAAGTAGATGCGGGCGCAGGCTTCGGTGTCTGGTCGGGCGCGGTGGCCGCCGACCAATTCTTCACCGGTGAAGTGCAGCAAGGCTTCGGCGACGGTCGGCTGCTTGAACTGGCGACCACGGCCGGCGGCGATCATCCGTTCTGTCGGCGGGCACTTCACCAGGTTGGTGCTGTTCTGGCAGGTGCAGTAGCCCGGCGTGGATTTGAAGGCGTCGGCCGCCTCTTTGCCGCGATAGCGAGATAGCGCGATGCGCATGATCCGGTCGTCGAAGTTGATGTTGTGGGCGATGCGCAGGCCGGCGCGTTCGTGGATGGCCATGAAGCCGTCCAGCGCCTCAGCCTCGGGGATACCCATATCCATGGCCATTTCGGTGGTGATGCCGTGGATCACGGCGACTTCGTTGGGGATCACCCAGCCATCTGGGCGCACCATGGCTTCGAAGGAATCGACCAGGTTGCCGCCGGCGTCGTAGGCCAGGATGCAGATATCGACCAAGTGCGGCTGGCGCGGGTCGTCGCTCGGCTCTTTGAACAGCGGGAGGCCGGTGGTTTCGGTGTCGTACGGGGTCAGCAGATTCATGGGGCTTTTCTCCAGGCGAAAAGAAGGCGCCCGTAGGCGCCTGTGGTGTTTCGGGGGGGGGATGGCTCAACTGGCTTTCTGAAGTTGTTCGGTACCGGCTGCCACGCCGTTTTCGATCCAGACCGCGTTAATTTCCGGCGGCAGCTTGGCAGGAGGGGCTTTGAGCGTGCCGCAGACGATGGCGCTGTCGATGGTGCCGGCGTTCGCCATTGCCTTCAGCATGCCCAGCAGCTGACCGCGCCCGGGTAGGTCGAGGACGTCAAAGCGATCGAGGATCAGGAAGCGCAGGCCAGAATGCTCAGCGATAGCCAGGGCCAGCAGGCAGTCAGCGCGCCACCGCTCCGACTCGGAGAGCAGCGTGTACAGCCGGCCGCCGGCGGTGATGTTCATGTCTGCGCTGATCTGCACCTTCTTCCAGCCAGACAGAACGGACGACTTGGACAGGCTTTCGTTGAAAGGCTTCAATGCTCCGGCCAGGATCTCGGCCGGGATTCCGTCGGGAGACAGCAGGTCGGTGATGGCCGACCACTCTTTGACGTCGGCGTGGTGCATGCCGGCATCAATTGCTTTCTGCTCGGCGCTGGCCAGCAGGTCGAGACGTTCGCTGATCGCTTCTACCTTGGCCTTGGCGGCGTCGCGCAGGTTGCGCTGCACCTGAATGGCGTCCTCGACGCGCTTGATCATCGCGTCAGTGACAGGCTCTTCCATGGTGTCGGTAAGCGCCTGAAGATCACGGCCGGCCTGTTCCGATTCGTCCACGGCCTTCTGGTCGTTGACCTGAGTGCGGGCGAGCAGGTTGTAAGCGTCGTTCGCCTTCTTCAATTCGGCCTGAGCAGTAGCCAGCTTGCCGGCGTCCGCCGCTTTTCCCTTGAACAGCTCCAGCACCTTGCCGACGATCTTGAGCTTTGTGCCACAGGATGGGCATTCGCATGGGTTTTCACCGCTGAAGGCCTGCACCTGCTGCTCGGCGGTGCTGACCTTTTCCTTCCACGGCTCCAGCTCTTTGTTGGTGGCTTCGAGCTTGTTCTTGCGGCGGTTCAGTTCCAGATAAACCGCTTCCAGCGCTGCGCGGCGTTCATCCAGCCTGTTGGCCGCATCGCGCTTGGCGTTCAGGCCGCCAAGGTGCTGGGTGCCTTTCTCGATTTCGGTGGCTGCTTTGGTCAGATCAGCCTGCGCGGCGACCAGGTCTTCGGCGGTCAGCTCTGGCGCGTCGTCCGGCAGCGGCTGGATATCAACCGTCCAGCCTTCAGCTTTGACGTCGCCGTAGGCCTCACCAGTCAAGCCCTTCCAGGCGCCACGGCTTTCGGCGGCGTAGGTCTTGGCCTGCTCCTGCGCCGCGACAAAACCGCTCAGCAGCAGCGGCTTGATCTTCTCGACTTTGTCCGCGTTCGCGCCCTTGGCCAGCAGCTTGTCGACCACCACCTGCGGCTTGCTGCTGGACTTGGTCAGCGCGAACAGCATTTTCCGGCGCTCGACGTCCTTCAGGCTGGCGAACATCCCGGGCGTCAACACGTAGGGCAGGTATTCATCGCCGGTCGCGAGTGTGTGGTCGCCCTTGCCGGCTGGCAGCGTGTAGCTGCTGGCAACGTCGTCGTGGCTGACGATGATCTGGGCCTTCTTCTGGCCCTCGGTAACCAGCAACTGATAATCCTTCTTCAGCGAGACACGCGCCTGACCGCCCAGCGCCAGGTTGATCGCTTCCTGAAGGCTGGACTTTCCGGCGCCGTTTGG